TAAGAGAGCCAATGTGTTACTTCCCCGAAAGTGGCAAGGTAAGCTTATGAAAAAAATAATTACCTTTGAGGCTATTGAGGATACCAAGGGTGTCAGCTATCGTTATGTCGGCAAATAAAAACATAACCCTAGATAGGGATTGGTGCAGGGAGCAGTCCGACAGATTAGCTAGCTGGGAAATCCTTCGCAGGTATGTGCTGCACGAAAGTAACGTATCAATGACAAATGGTGACCTATGTGATACAATAGGCGTATCATCGACGTACACTGTCCGATTGCTTAAATCTATACAAAAACGAATCGCAGAAAAAAATGCTGAATGAATCAATTGCCGAGTCCTTGACATACGTCCAGGACGAACCCGACATCAAGACTCTCTGTTATGCTTACGACCAGACTGTAACTGAGCTTGAGTCATACTTTGACCTATGCCGTACTAGTTACGATGATCGTCGCAACTGGTGGCCCGGCAAAAGCCGTGACCATCGCAAGCACGGGGCTGATGCTTTTCCGTGGGAGGGTGCGTCCGATATGGAGTGCCACGTCATTGATGAGCGAATTACTCGATTAGTATCCTTGTTTATGGCATCGTTAAATCGTGCCAATGTACGGGCATTTCCAGTGGAGAGTGGTGATATTGCTCGTAGTAAGCTAGTATCCGGGTTCCTTAAATGGATGGTGAGTTCTGGATACATCCCACGCTTCTATCGCGAGATGGAACTCGGTGCGAACTATTTGCTTGAGCGCGGCTTACTTATTACTTATGTTGGCTGGCAACAAGAGGATAGACGATTCCTCCAAAAACTTGACCTGGATCAAATTGCTCAAATGTCCCCAGAGGTAGCTGATGCTGTTAACAGCGGGGAGATGGACGATGATCTAGTATCCTTGCTTCAAAACGTCTTTGAAGGAACATCCACTAAAAGAGCAAAGAAAGCAATCAAGGAACTCCGCAAGTTTGGAGTAGCTGAATTGCCTATTACTCGCCGCCAAGTCAATGCTCCGGACGTTAAGACCCTAGCACCTGATGGTGATTTCTTTTTTCCAACTTATGTAACTGATCCGCAGCGAGCACCTTACTGCTTCTGGCGCACTTACTATACACCACAAGAACTAGAAAACAAAGTCGTCACCGATGGATGGGATGAGGACTTCGTTGAGCACGTTATTGAGAAGTACCGTGGAGTAAATATAGATAGTATAGAGCGCGAGCAGGAGGGCCGTCGCAGCATTAGCCTAACAGATAGTGCATACGAAGCAGGTGAATTAATTGAAATCTGCTACGGATACCAACGCCTAATTGACCGAGAGGATGGCGCGGAAGGTATTTACTGTACAGTTTTTCATCGCGAATTTAGCGGTGATGAAATGACACCTGGCTATGCTAAGTTTGAGTTACTTAACGGATATGAGGATTATCCCGTAGTTGTCACTAAGTTGTCCGAGGACAGCAAACGTCTATATGACACGATGACTATCCCCTCGGTTCTTAGGGGTATCCAGAATCAAGTAAAGGTTGAGCGAGATTCTCGTATTGATCGCAATAGCCTAGCAACCATACCTCCAATTATGCACCCAGTTGGTCAAGCACCATCTGATTGGGGTCCAGGTCGTATGATTCCTTATCGCCGTAAGGGTGACTTGGACTTTGCTCCTATCCCAGCTTACAATAGTGGATCACTAGAAATTGAGACAACCCTTACTGATACTGCTGACCGTCTAGTTGGACTGGACGAAGGATCAAATATTAGCCAAGTTCGCCAGCAGTTCTTAGTTGATAAGTTCCTTAGCCACACTGCGGAGGTTATTCGTATGGCGTTTAAATGCTTTCAGCGTTTCGGACCCGATGAAGTGTTTTATCGTGTAACAGGTATCCCTGATCCACAGGTAATGACTAAGGGTGAGCCGGACGAAAACTTCGACATCCTTATTGCCTTTGATGTTCAGAATACTGATCCAGAAACCGTGCAGACAAAACTACAGCAGTTCGTCGCCCTTAATCAGCTTAATGCAAATGGCCGCCTAAATGTGGACAGCCTCCTTGATATTGCTGCCGCTAGTATTGACCCAGTGATGGCTGATGCAGTTCTACAGCCAGTGGAGACAGCTCAACAGCAAGTAATTAAGGATGTAACCGATGACTTGACTAAGATCTTTTCGGGGATCGAAGTACCAGCACGTCCAGCGGGAGCACAGATTGCGATGCAAGCTATTCAGCAGTACGCTCAGCAACCCGACGTTGCACAACGACTAGAACAAGATGAAGCGTTCCGCGAACGTCTGGAGAAGTACGCAGGTCAGTACACCTTCCAAATGCAGCAAGCACAGAATGCTCAGATTGGTCGAGTAGGTACAACCCCTGCACAGATGGGCGAAATTGAAACACAAGGAATGTAGGATATGACACCTGACGAATACGCAAATAAACGGGCATCCGATAAACTCTTTGGGTTTCCTATTCGTGAAAAGTTGTATCCTGGAGAGGATCAATTCTTCTTGGATAGACCTGAGGTAGCTGGTATGGCGGCTGAGGATAATACTATTATCCTTAATCCGTACAGCTCTTTATCCAAGAAACAATTAGGAGCAGTAGCAGAGAATGAAGCCATTCGCTTGAAGATGCGAAAAGATGAATTTGTTCCAGAGTTTGAGGTTACACCAGATCAAGTTAAGTTCTTTGAAGGAACTGAGTACGCAGATAATCCAACAGCAATGAAACAAACTATTCTTGCTAGGGTTTACAGCGGTGATTCTAGTGCAAAGGCTACACCCGAGCAGAAACAAGCTTTAAAGGAATATCTTTCAAAAGATAAATAATATGACACCTGACGAATACGCAAACCAACGAGCAAACGATCTACGAGCAAAGGAATACTACGATATGATTGCCCTCAATGAGGGGGTCAAGTCAAAGGTATACAAGGACAGCAAGGGTAACAGAACCATTGGCATTGGCTTCAACCTGGAGGATGCTAATAATAAAAAGATCCTAAAGAAAGAGGGTATTGATATTAATGAACTCCTAAAGGGCAGAGAACTAAACAAAAAAGAAATAAAAGTCCTGTACAATCATAGTTTAATTCAAGCATTTAACGATGCGAACAAGTTTGATAAGAACTTTGCTAAAAGACCTGAGCCGGTAAAAAAGGCGATTGTGGATATGTCATTCAACCTTGGTCTTACTAAATTAAATAAGTTCAAGAAAATGCGTGAGGGTTTAGAAGCCAATGACTACAGCACCGCAGCGGATGAAATGGTTGACAGCGAGTGGTACAACCAGGTAAAATCCCGTGGTCCTCGTACAGTAGGTTTAATGCGTTCAGCAGCTAGATAATATGAATATACAAGACGACATCAATAGCTTGCACAGCTATGAATCCTTTGCTCGGTTTATTAAGATGGTTCACGAACTCCGGGAGGAGACCATTAGCGAGATGCACGAAGCATCCAGTGAGACCATCCAACAGATTTCTGGTAGAATTATTACGTACGATCAGATCCTTCAAATGTCAGGTTGGGATAAACTCCAACTAAAGCATTCGGATCGGATGTAATACGTATGTTATAATGCGACCATCGCCATCGCTCGGCGTTAATGAGTGGTAATAATATGACAGACGAAATCGAAACTGCTAACGCTGAGGCAGACCAAAGTTCAGTGGACAACAATAATATATCCGTCGAGGATTTCGCAATGCGGAGACTTGGGGAACTTAATCCTGATGCTGAAGAGCCACAAGAGGAAGTAACCGAAGAAACCGAGAAGCCGGAAACTGATGAAGTAACTGAGGAGGCAACTGAAGAATCAGTTGAAACTGAGGACGCTACTGAGGAGACCGAGGAATCCGATGATGTTCTTTCACAGTTAGACTTGGACGATATGTCCGAGGAGGACCTAAGGGAACTAGCTGACAAGCTAGGTAGCCGCGCTGTAGCTCGATTCGGTGAATTGACTGCTAAACGCAAAGCTGCCGAAGAACGTCTAGCTAGTCTAGAAGCTGAACTTAAAAAAGCTCCTAACCCACTTGATACAAAAAAGAAAGTCGAAAACAATCCATTTAGCAATCTTGATACAATTGAAAAATTGCAAGAAAAAGCTACTGAGGTTGACGACATTGTTGAGTGGGCTGAGGATGTTCTTTTCCAGAGTGACGGCTATTCTGCAGATGAAGTAGTAACCGAGGTAGAAGGAAAGGACTTAACAAAGGCCGACGTCCGAAGAGCTTTACTCCAAGCGCGTAAAGCACAGAAGACATTCCTTCCTGATCAATTAAATAACCTTCAATTGATTGAGCAAAGCACTCAAATGCAAGAGCACCTAAGTGCTCAGGCTGAAGCTGAGCTACCCTGGATGAAAGGTGAAGATAACGACACACGTCGTCAATACGAAGCCATTATGAGCGACCCACGGGTTGATACATTAATGACCAATCTTCCACCTGATGTTAAAGCTCAAATGCCGTATTTACTAGCACACGCTGCTAATAGTATTTACGGACGAAAGCCAGTAACAAATACTAAATCATCAGTAAAATTAAATCCCCCTAAAACAGGTACACCATCCTCATCACAACCGGACAAGTCTATGGGAAAAACAGCCAAGGCTCTAAAAGAATTAGAGGCTCGGTTCAAACAAACGGGTAGCGCAAACGATTTCGCCAACCTAAGAAAACTCAAAATGGCATCACGCCATTAACCAATTCATTAACAACTATAAATACATAAAATATTATGGCATTCTCAAATACATTCGACACTACAAACCAAGGTTCTGGTGTCTCTAATCGTGAAGACCT